GTAATCTATATATGATATGGGATTATAGAGAGCCAACCGCTCAAGTGCTTTGTTATTCAACAGTAGATAATCAAGATGCTTGTTGTAACTGTGCTCCAACGCCTACTCCGACTCCGACTCCGACTCCTAGTCCGACTCCTACACCTAGTCCGACTCCGGCTCCGACTCCGACTCCTAGTCCGACTCCGACACCTGGTCCTAGTCCGACACTTTATTATAGGTTTGAAAGATGTGATTTAGGTGGGCTTTTAGTGTTCCAAACATTTGCAAGTGAACCGGTATTAAACGGAAGATATACAGATGGTATTTATTTGTACACTTATGATGGAACGTCAACAACTTTACCAGGGACTATTGTAACTAATTTGTCTGGACCAATTGGAATAGGATGTATCTAATTAAAAATAAAACATAATAATGGCAACACAAGGCACATACTATTTTGACACAGCAAGCTTCGCTAGTGCAACCGCTATATTTACCGATGAAACATTATCAATTTGTGCGCCTGACGGAAGATATTCTGATAACACTATAGTTAGAGAGCAGGTAAATTGTGTTTTATTACCGGCCCAAACTTGTCCTAGTTGCGTTTATTTTACATATAATAAAACAACAGCCAAAGGCTCTTCGGCTTTAGCTTGTAGTGATAACACATCAAGTAGTATTTATTTTAATACATCAAATCCTGGAAATGGAGACATTGGATATACAGACATTGGTTTAACAACTCCATTTGTTGGGGGAGATAGTTTTTATGGTTTAGACCAATCTACGACAACACCTTCATTTAGTGTTGTAATTAGTAATGCCGGAGTATTAAGTAGTAAAGCAACTTGTGTAGCTCCGACTCCGCCTACACCTGTGCCTGTAGCACCTACACCTGTGCCTGTAGCGCCTACACCTGTTCCTGTAGCACCTAGTCCTCCGACTCCGCCTAGTCCTCCGACTCCGCCTAGTCCTCCGACTCCGCCTAGTTATAATTATTATTCTGCAGTTCCTTGTGAAGGAGGCTCTACAGTTTACTTTAGAACTACTGGCTCTTACAGTGCTGGAGAATCTGTAAAAATAGACGCTTATGGAAATGTTTGTTATGAGGTAGTTGGCGGCGGTGCTCCATCAAATACTAATGACGTTACGGCTGCTTATGCAAATTGTACAGATTGTTTGCCTGCTCCGACACCTCCGACTCCGCCTACACCTGTGCCTGTAGCGCCTACACCTGTGCCTGTAGCACCTAGTCCTCCGACTCCTACTCCACCTAGTTCATTTACTATATGGGCTAACTCATCGTCAGGAACTAATCCATTGCAGGGGTGGTCAACGTATACGGCTGCTTGTAGTGGTACTGGAGTTCCGGTGACTGTATATAATTCAGCGGGACACACAACGGTTCAACAAGCTTATAACGCTGGAAATGCTTTATATGTGGATTCAGGATTAACAACTTTATATAATGGAGGTAATACCTATTTTACAGATTCTAATTCAGGAGGTAATTCATTTCAGGTAGGGCCTAGTGGATTTATATTTACATTTTCAGCGTGTGTAGCGCCTACACCTCCGACACCTCCGACTCCGCCTAGTCCTGTTCCTGTATCTCCTACATACTATAGATTTGTAAACTGTAGCACATCACAATTAGTATGGCAAACTTTTGGTTCAGCGCCTACTAATAATGGAAGATATTTTGATGGAATACAATATTTCAGACATGATGGAACGTCAACAACTTTACCTGGAAGCCCAATAGTAAGTAATCTTACTTTTGTTGGACAGTTCGGATGTCCGTAATTTTTAGTAAATTTGAGTAAATTAAATTAAAATGAATGAAATAAAAAACTTTCTAAGCAAAGAAGATTGCTTGGAGGTTATGGCTATGATAGACTTAAATCATCAGCCATCTTCAGTAGTTGAAGGTGGGTATGATGTAAGTACTATATCAAAAACAAGGACCTCTAGCACTTGTAATTTAGACCATAACAACCCTACTGTTCAGCGTATTCATAGTAAAATTGCTAATTTTTTAGGGATAAACATCTTAAAAGGAGAGCATCTACAAGGACAACTTTATGAAGAGGGTCAGTACTTTAAAGCTCATCAAGATTTTTTCTCAGGCCCTGCTTATGACAAGCATTGTCTAGCTTCAGGAAATAGAACTCATACTTTAATGATTTATCTTAATGATGATTTTGAGGGGGGTGGTACAAATTTTTTAAACTTAAATACTATAGTAAAACCAGAACAAGGTAAGGCTGTTGCTTGGGAAAATATGTCTGATGGGGAATGCTTAGAGTCTGCTATGCATGAAGGTATGCCTATAATAAAAGGGAAAAAATATATTATTACTTCTTGGTGGAGAGAAAATGTTTGGGATGGAGCTGGAGATTCTGCTAGCTATATAAATAAACCAAAAGTTTATACTGATAAATCTCAAATACCTAAGCTAACCACAAAAGGTTTTGAGGTTTTGAAGTGCCCTGAAGATACATGGAGGTTAATACAAGAATCTTACGAGTTGCTTAAAGATAAGGTTGAACAAGAGCATTTTGATGGAAAGGAAAACTTTATACCTACAGGAGATAGTCATCTTTTATCGTTTGATAACATCCCTTCTATTAGGTCTTTAATACACACTCAGCTACAGCCAATTCACGAAAAGTTTTGTGGAGTAAAAATAGAGCCTAGCTTTATATATGGTATACGTTCTTACACAAAAGGCGCTACGTTAGCGTCTCATGTGGATAGGGTTGAAACGCACCACATATCCTCTATTATTATAGTGGATAAAGATTTAAGATGTGGATGTCAAAACAAAGAGTTTGGGGATGATTGGTCTTTAGATATACAAGACCACGATGGCAAATGGAATAAGGTGTATGCAGAACCTGGAGATATGATTTTATATGAATCGGCAGTTTGTGAGCACGGAAGAAAAGAGCCTTTCCAGGGAACTTATTTTAGAAACTTTTTTGTTCATTATAAATTGGTATGATAACTATTCCGGTAGCAGTTGCTGTAGAGTACTTTAAACCTCAAATACTTTTTTTTCAATACCAACACCTAGAGGTTTATGGTGATGACGCAAAAAACAAAACTATTATACCTATAATAAAATACAATCATTTTAATGAGAATAAAGTAGAGGATGTTGATTGGGATATGAAGTTGCCATATAAGATGGTTGATTCGGTATACGACTATATTAAAAGTAATAAACAATGGCACATTCCTATTAATGTATTTACTGCTGCAAAACAAATAATAGAAGACCTGCCCGATGAAGAGGTTGTTGAAATAATAGATGCAGACTTAGTTCATTTAAAAAAATATCCTTCTAGTTACGACCATATGGATTATAACATTGTTATAGCAGATGCTACTTATGAGGATTGGCATATGCACATAGCTAATGTTAGTGGTCAAAATAGAAAGGTTGTGAGCGAGTATTTAACCCATAACGAAGAAAGATATATGAATGGTGGTTTTAATGTTATAGGTAGAGTAAAAACTATTAAAGGCATAATTGATGATGTTATTTTATATTCTAAATTAGTTACTGAAAAAGAGAAAGGCAATCAACATTCTTGGTGGTGTGCAATGTATGGTTTAAATATAGCCTGTCATAATCACAAAATAAAAATGATAGACGGAGGAAACTGTTACTACCCTAATGTAAATGAATTAAAGGAACAACATTACCTAACTCATTATAGTTGTGACCCTGTTTTCGATAAACACAAGATTCTTAATTTAGACATTAATACTTTTCCGGACAATTTGTTTTATAGCCAAGCAAAAAAATGGATTGCTCAATTGCAATAAAACAAGTATGCTTTAAATTCGTAAATTTGCAGTTAAACAAAGTGCTATGCCAAATGATTATACTTTAACATACAGCGAGTCTTCTAAAGGCTTTCCTTCTTTCTATTCTTTTTATCCAGATTGGATGGTAGGAATGAATAATTATTTTTATTCTTTTAAAGGAGGGAATATATATAGACACAATGTAAATGAAACTCGCAATAACTACTATGGTGTTCAATATACTTCATCTATAAGCAGTGTATTTAATGAGAACCCACTTCAAAATAAATTATTTAAAACTATAAATTTAGAATCTGATTCAGCTTGGTCTGCGACATTGGAGTCTGATATTCAAAACAGTGGGTTTATTGAAAAAACATTCTTTGTTAAAAAAGAAGGCTCTTGGTTTGCTTACGTTAGAAACAGCGGAGAGATACCAGCTGGTGATGATGAGTTTGTTTTGCGTTCAGTAAATGGTATAGGTCAGTCTCAAACAATCACAGGTACAAACACAGCGCCACAAATAAACTTTTCTACTTCACCTTTAGTTTCTATAGGAAGTATAATAAGCGTAGGAGATGCAGTGTATTTTTCATTACCCCCATATAGTACACCGCAACTAGCAGGTACAGTAACAGCTATTAATATAAACCTTCAGGCTAATGCAAACAACATTGTATTAGATGCAACGGTAGCTGGAGCAGTAACTCCAATACCAATACAGAATCCTTATATTATGTTTGTTAAGAATGCTGTCGCTGAGTCACATGGTATATTAGGTCATTACTGTAATTTCACTATTATTAATAACGACACTACAGCCACTGAGCTATTTGCAGTAGAGTCTGAGGTAATGAAAAGCTATCCGTAAAATTAGTATCTTTGTAGTTAAATGAGTGTAGAAACTTTGCCTGTAGAAATAATAAGCAACATCACCACTTATAGAGGTATGATGTGGGAAAAGATTGCAGAGTTTTCTAAGCGATTAGAAAAAGTACAAGGCGTTGTAAAACACAAAGCTGGAGATGTTCAGTCCAAAGAGATGCAAGAGTTTTTCCCTTTGAAACAACACATTGAAGGAGGCTTATACACTCGTGAAATATTTATGCCTAAAGGTTCGTTTGTAGTAAGTATGATTCATAAACAAAACCATCCGTCTTTTTTACTTCGAGGTAAGGTTTCTTACTTGGGAGATGATGGAGAGGTTAATACTATAGAGGCTCCTAAAACAATATTTACAAAGGCGGGAGCGCAAAGAGTTTTATATATACATGAAGATACAGATTGGTGTTGTGTGTATAAAACAAAAGCAAAAAATTTTGAACAAGCAGAGGCTGATGTTTATACTAATAACTATAAAGATTTGCCAAAAAAAACTATTAATAAAATAAAAAAATCATGGCAGGAGTAGGATTTGCTATAGCAGGTACAGTATTAGCGGCGGCAGGCACAGGACTATCCTTTGCACAGGCTGGTAAGCAAAACAAACTTAGGAAAGAAGCCGAAAAGGAAGCTGCTGCATCTTTAGAGCGAGCAAGAGAGATAATGGGTACAAACTACCTAGAAGGACTTGCGTTACCTAAAGAGGCTTATGAAAGAGAAAGAGAAGCAATGCTTTCTTCTGGAGCGCAAGCTTTACAGGCTGCACAAGAGGCTGAAACTAGAGGAGCTGCGGCTACTGCTGGTAGAGTTCAAATGGCTCAACAAGCTGGCCAAAGAAGGATTGCCACCTCACAAGCCGACAGGCTTTTAGAATTAGAAATGATGGGAGCAAAAGAAGACGCCAGGCTTCAGACGGGTTTAGCCAACTTAGAAATTATGGGTGTGGCTGGAGC